GGATCAGAGTGTTTCCTTGTAGAGAAAGAGCAAGATTCTTAATGAATTTGTTTCTAGATTCTTTGCGAACAATAAAGTCCATTTCTTCTTGATATGATGCTTTCTTTACTTCTTTACATACCTCTTCTGGATAGGTAAGAACGATAGCCTTTATCAGAAGATTAGAAACGTGTTTCTTTTCCATTAACTCAGTAGTGGAGATGACTTTCTTAACTCTACCAAATAGTCCTTCAAGCACTAGCTTATTTGTTAGTGTTCCATCCAGTGTGCCTGTGAGACCGTAGCGGTATTTACATTTGGTCAGTTTAGTCATAATAGAAACAAGAGAAGTGGCTTTGAATAAGTGGGCTTCGTCTCCGAATACAGCACCGAACTGATCAAACCATTCCTTTGGTTGTTTTGCTATAGACTGCCAAGTAGTTACTGTAATATCGCAGTTAGTTTTCTTATCTACACCGCCTGTAATTTTATACACTTTACTCGTGTATCCATAATCAGCAAAGTCTCCAGCTAGCTGATGTACAAGCGAAATAGATGGAACGATGATAAGAGTTTTTTCATTGAGGAAACGGGCAAGAAGATATATGATTAAAGATTTTCCTGAAGCTGTTGGAGAAATCAATAATGCTCTTCTATTCCGGACTCCATAAACAAAAGCATCAATTTGGTGATCGTATGGTACATGAGGCAACTCTAGTTCTTTGATAAACTGTTTTGCTTCAGCTACTGAAAAATTATCCGCTGCATTGTTATATTCGTATTCAACTTCATAGCCTCTATCACTAGCGAATTTCTCAACTAAAGGTGTCAGACCTGCATAAAGTTGTTTTGTTAATACATTGTATAGGCGGATTTTGCCATCCCAGATTTTAGCTTTTACCTTTGGATGGAACTGTGCGTTTGGTATCGTGAAAGTAAAATAATCAGAAAGCTCGTAAGAAGTCGATGCCTCAGCATGAATCTTTACGTAAACTTCATCCACTTTCTTGATTATTAATTTTTCCGTCATGCGCCTACTTTAAATTGTTCCCATTTAATGGCCGAGCTAATCTCATACCCTCTACTATTTAGACTTTTAATAATGGCTTCTAACAAATCCATCTTTTCTTGTTGATAGGATATTTTGAGATTGAGTTCTGACATTTCTTTGTCGCCTTCGATGTACATATCGATATCGCCACGAATAATTCGTTTTGGATTAGGCGACCATCCACGCTCAATCATGGTTTCTTCATCAAGAGAACCAGAGTAATATTCAAACTTCAACACTTTTAGTTGTTTCTTTTTCTCAACAAGTTGCCTATATACCATTCGCTCTGATGAGAATATCTTAAAATATTTGTTGTGGAGCGATGGAATTTTAATTGCCTCTAGACCCAATTCAGTTCTATCAATTTTAGTGTCTTCACTCCACATGGCGTAAATATCATCAATTTTCATATTGACCTCGTTCTCTTCTACAGAAGATTATCCATACTATACTATTCGCGAAAAGTCAAGTAAATTATTGATTGCCAGAAATATATTGTCTTGTAAATTCTCTGTATTTGAATACGACTGTACCAGTAAGATAACTGATTTCAGTATCTGTTGTGTTGAATTCATTGATTGTTAATGATGATGGTATTAGGTCTCTAAAGGTTATGATTACATTAGGTTGCATTGCGCTATTCAATACTGTAAGCACAGCATTGGTTATGATTGCTTGTTTCGATCCAGGCGCATTAGACGCTAGTGTTTGATAACCCGAAAAGCTATCAAGAAGACCAACATCAGTAATCCAGTCATATATTTCAAAGTATGATAGCATATCTTCGTCAATTTTAAATGTAACGGATAAGTCACTAAATGTAACGTGATCGCCTGGAGTAGTAATTTTTCCAAATGGCGTTTGGTATGCACTAGTAGAATTTAACTCCAAAGAGGGAATTTGAACTGTTTGCACAAAATAACTAAATGTTGGCAACTGAGGAATATCAAATTTAAATCCAGTTGGAGATAAGAAATTCTTATTAATTACCTGCGTAGTGATAGCGTTCATTGTCGATCCAAAGTTTGTTGCTCATAGTCATATTTATATAAAAAAAGGGGGGCAGTTTCCTGCCCCCCTCTTAAGTTTAAACAACTTACTCTTATTATTATAGGAGGTTGTTGATTAGGATACGACGGTAGAATACGTTGCTGTTCTGGATTAGTGCACCCTGCTGGCTCTGGGTCGCGCCCTGAGCAAATGGGTTAGCAACAACACCATAACGTGTCTTGAAGCCGATCTTAGGCTGGAAGGTATCCTGACCAACCGCACGAACCATCTGTAGTGGAACGTATGGGCAGTAGAATAGACCAGCGTCGAACGCTGACGAACCCTTATAACCGACTAGGGCATAGTTACCAGCAGCATATGGATCGATATAGACGCGAGTACGTCCATTTAGAACACCAGCGAAGGTATTGCCTGTATCGTCAACCTGTAGGTTGTTCGAGTTTAGAGCAGGAGTATAGTCAAGAACGCCAGCCATCTGAAGAGCCGAAGCTACGTCTGACGAGCAGATCATGAAGTTACCCTTACCACGACGTGTATCTTTGGCGATACGGTTAGAGTCGCGCTCGATCTGGAACATCAGACCCTTGAACTTCTCAACTGACCAACGACCGTTTGAGTCGATGTCAAGGTCGAAAGTACCAGCAGTTGTTGTTTCAGCAGCACCCTGAACACCAGTTAGAACAACAGTACGGATGATTTCACGGTTGATGTCAGCCATGATTTCAGCCTGTAGAATTGTTGCCAACTCAGTTTCAGCGTCAAGACCGTGAATTGCTTTTAGGTCCTGTGCTAGTTCGATTGTGTACTCAGCTTTTAGAGCACGTGACTTAGCAGTAACCGAGATACGGTCGATGGTGATTGCCATCTGACCAAAATCGTTACCACCAGTTGTCGAACCGAGCTGTTCAGCAACCGAAGTAGCCATACCCGATGCGAAGTTGTACTGCTGAGCGTTACCCGAAACAACGTTGTTACCTGTAGCGACAACACCAGGAGTGTAGTTACCACCGAAGTCAAGAGAAGCGTTACCTAGACCAGAGTTACCACCGATCGAGTTAGCAACCTGAATGGTTGAAGCACCAGTGTTAGCTTCGTAGTAGAACGCTGTGTTTGCACCAGTTGGGTCGTTTGTCGAACCGAAGGTGTTGTTCGAACCAGTATTCGAAGCATACTGTGGACGTAGAGCAAAGATAAGTCCTGTTGGACCTGTCATTGGCTGAACACCGCAGAAGTCGTAAGCAACGAGGTTAGGCATTGCGCGACGGATTAGAGAAATTAGAACGGGGTCGTAGTTCAGTGAGTTGCCAGTTGTGTTAACTGGAGCAACGTCTGAAGTTTCCAACAGAGAAGTAGGCGCGAACGCTGCTTCTTGTTGCATTGCGATTTCTGTGTTTTCTAGAAGCTGAGCAGTAACAGCACGACGGTGTGAGTCTTTGAACTCTGGCGAACCTTCGTGATCTAGAACAGGTGCCCACTTCTTTTGGATTGCTTCATTAATGAACATTAGTTTCTCCTTGTGATTCCTAATTGGATTATATCTTATTTATATTTTTATTACTTTGTCGATAGTCTAGAGAGATTTTCTACATAGCGACCCATAGTGCCAGTGGGCTTAACAACAGTACCACTTGTATCTTCATCAAATTCTTCATTTAGATACTCAACAGCAGATGTTGTTTGTTTTCTGTCAGCAGGGAAATAAGTTTCCTTGATAACAGTTAGTTTCTTCGTGAACTCTTCAACCGAACCATACTCAATACCTTCAGAAAGAACCTTTAGCTTTTCAGCTTGTGTCATAGCCAAACCTTCAGTCATTTCAGCAAATACTTTAGAAACTTCAGCTTCCTTCATGGCAGCTGATAGATCGATGTTTTCTTCAATCGATTCGTTTAGTTGTGCTTCTAGTTCTTCAACTCGTGCGACTAGTTCTTCGATTACATCAACCTTTTCTTCAGGGATTTCGATGTAATGCTCAACAAATAGGTTCTTAAGTCCGCCGATGAATTCTTCAGCAACTTCATTGCGCAGTGAAGATTCAATAGCTAGTTCATTTTCGTCCATCCACTGTTCTACAGCGTAGGTTAGATACTTGTCTACAGATTCGACAACTTCTTGACGAATTGTTTCAATAGCTTCTTCTAGTTTGATTTCGTTTTCTTCTTCGATACGAGCTAGTTCAGTAACGATTCTTGCGTTAACTGCTGCTTCAAAAACGATCGATGCTTTTTCTTTTAGTTCTTCTGATAATTCATCACCGTCGAATAGATCAGCGATATCTTCTTTGGCTAGTTTAAGACCATTTGTGTGATGATCAATAGCGGCGTGATCTGATGTTGGAGAAATATATGATTGAGCTAGAGTTTCGCCTTTGACATTTTTGTCAGCATTACGACCTTTGTGTGCCTTTTCTGGACTTAGACCGGCATCATCAGCCATACCTTTGAAAATGTCACCGATCTTTTCTTTTGGTAGACCTGATAGCTGTTGTACAACAGCGTTAATAGCTTCAATTTTGGTAGCAAAAGTTGGGATTGCTTTTTCACCTTCACTCTTGTCAGCTGAACGAGCTTTATGTCCATCCTTTGTGATAGGATCTGGAGCTTCGCTCTGACCGTCGGATGCTTTGAATTCATCCAGTTGCTCAGCACTTTCGTTGATAATCTTTCTAGCCATAATTTGATTTCTCCCTGAGAGCTAATTTATTAGTATTTATATATTCTTATCTTTTGACCAATGAATTTACGAAATTCTCGAACATTCTGACCTTATTTTCTTGAATTTGTCTTGTGGACATTTTCTTAATTTCTGTTTTAACAGCTTCAACCTGTCTCCAAGAACCTTCAGCAATATCATACCACCATTCAGTACCTTCCATAATGCCCTTAACAAAAGCATCAGGAGCTGATGGATCAGCAACAATATCAGCAGCAGTAGCAAGCATAAAGTCATTTTGAACTTCCATAATGCCATCTTTGTTTTGTTTTAGCGAACCCATGCCTCTTGACGAAACACCAAGGTTAGCACCAGCATCAATAAGGTTTCTGGCAATGTTTCCCATAGGGGTCTCAAGAACTTGCGCTCTACCGATATAGTTAGGTCCATCTTTACGCAGTTCTTTGATCATGTGCGATACGCGATCTAGATTAATTGTAGGACCCGATGGGTGATTAAGTTCACCATAGGCTCTGTTTGATTCAATTAGAGATTTTGTGTAACGTGCAACTTCTCTATCCATTACTTCTTCTGGATACATTCTTCCGTTGCGATTTTTAATTGATGACTGAAGAAATACACCTTCAATGAAGTAATTCTTCTTACCGTTTTCGGTAGTCTCTTTAAGAGTTCTTACGTCTTCAATTTTTTCGCAAATTAGTAAAGCGCCGCTCATTACTTGGTTCCTTTGCTTCTCTTATTGATCAGATGCTTTTTGAAATCAGTACGAATAGCATCTAGCGCGTCACTATCGTTTGTTGTTGTTATGCCGCCTTCATCGGGAGATAACTTCTCGCCTTTGACTGGCTTCTTGTTGTTGAACTTAATATCTTTGAGTTCAGGAGAAACGTAATCAGCAGATTCAGTAGCAGGAACTTTAGCTTTGCTGTGTTTTGCTAATTTTGAAAAAGCAAGTTTTCTTCCTTTTCCATGACCTGTTTTTCCTACAGGACCTGATACAAATTCATTTTCTGGTTCTGTTTTATCTAAAAACGAAGTAGCAGTTTTTTTAGAAATTTCATCAAGCTGATCCACATCTTCTTTGATATTATATGGCTTTGACAGCATATTATTATATCTATGCATTCTTTCTCTGTGATGAGTTAGACGTTCTGCGTGATGATCAATATGCGAGTTAATTTCATCTTCAGCTCCGCGCATCCAATTGTGATCATCAGTTGGTATTCCTAGATTCCCTGATTTGAGATCATGATGAGCATCTTCCCAATTCTGGAGTTCATCTTTATGATGTTTATATCTTTCGCGATGATGCTTAACTAGGTCTCTAGTTCCACTTTCCGAATTTTTAAAAATTGATGATTTCGGTTGTGCTTTTGGTGGACCATCACGCAGACGAGCTTGCGCGGCTCTAAGAGCGGGAGTAACTTCTCTAGCTTCTCCGAGCGCACGTGTTAGTCTAGTATAAGATTCACTCTTCATGCTACCTTGAGCTGAAGAATAAGCATTTGGCTTCATTTCAGTATTGTCATCAGTCGATTTCTTTTCGTTTGATGTATCCTGAGATGATGTTGCAGCTGTTTCATAAATGTCATTGATATAAGTTAAAGCATACTCAATTTTTTGAGCATCTTCTTGGCTAATGTCTTTATTGTCTGACATCATTTCGTATAGCTGGGCTGATGTTAGAGCAAGAGCTTCTAGCTGTTTTCTATATTCAGGAACTTCAGTACCTTCGCCTGTATCGGGTTCAGAATCTGTTTCGTTCTTGAATTCACGAGAATTTGATGTTGGATTGCCGTCGCCTTGACCTGGAGAATCTGAAGTAGCAGGAGCAGCCGACATTGGGTCACCCATTTCTGCCATATACTCTTCGTTCTTCTTGCCGTAATATGCACCTAGTGCCATTCTAATGCGTGTTTTTTTGTCTTTACCTGCAAAACGAGGATCTTTAGATTTAACAAAATCATCAATTACAGGACCAGCGCCTCTTGACATATCTAGCTTTTCTAGAATATCGTCAAATGATTCGTATACGTATTCATCTTCTTCAGCCGAGCTATCGATATCTGCCTTTACAGTATCGTCTTTCTTAGCTTTCTTGCCTATCTCAAACTGTTCGCTGCCGCCTTTAACGCCTGGGGGAGCATTCTTTTGGTCATTTTTGAGATTGTCAATAATCTTAACAACGTGTTTCTTAAAGAAACGAACTTCATCCCCAGCAGTTGGCTTAGGCTGATAGTATTTCGGGTTAGGTACAGTTCCCTTAGATAAGCGAACCTGTGTTTGACTTAGGTCTTGATTTTCAGCCATCTTATTCCTCTGTATCCTCTCCGTCATCCTCGTAGTCATCACTTTGTGGTGTAGCATCGAGGAATCTTTGTGCGATTAAAACTTTTTGGACTTCTAATTCTTGTGCCGCTTTCTGCATCATTACGTCATGTACAGCAGCTCCGAGATTTACTTTATCTCCCGCCACAATCATATTAACTACGTCATCAATGGTGTAAGTATCTTCTGGCATAATATTCTCCAATAATCTATTTATTATTTATGCTTCTTTAGGAACTTTTGGTGCTTTTGGTGCCTTTTCGGGAGTAGGAGCATTACCTGACTCGCTCGAATCCGCCGCTAATTTTGCATCAGCATTATCAGTTCCTTCTACGCCTTGATCCATTTGCAGAGCAGTTAATCCAGGTGTATTGTTTTGGATTTCAAATTCGATTTCAGTATCCATCTGTTCAATATCCGAGTCCGTCATTCTTAGAACGTTCTTACGCACCCACTCAACAGAGTAATACTTACCGACATATGGGTCGATCTGCTGTAGGGTGGTTAGACGCTCACGAAGAATTTCACTGTCTTTAAGTTCAGCAAAATAGTTATCACGGCGGAAGTCAAAGTGAATAGAATCTTTAATTGAATCCCAGTCTTCAGTTGTAAGAATACCAGTCAAGATAAGCTGCTTTTCTAGAGCTTTCATGAATAGTTCTGAGAATTTCAAACGAAGGCGATATACAAACTTCTGAAACTTTAATTCATCACGAGTAATTTCTGACGAACGACCCATATTGAATCCTGATTCTGATTCAAGTCTAGAAACAGGAACGTTGAGTGATCTGTATAGTTTCTTTTCGAAATAATGAACGTCAGCAAGTTCACCTAGATTTTGGCCCGATGGCAAAGTTGTAATTTCAGTACCACGACCTTCGCTACGACGAGGTAGCCAGTAGTCTTCGAGCATGGTCATGAATTTACGATCGTCTCTCATGTCACCAGTCGTGGCATCATAGACTAGACGATTTTTATGGCGGGTCATCATATCTCTAACATGCTGCTCTGCCTTAATCTTTGGCAGGTTACCAACGTCAATATAGAAAATGCGACGTTCTGGTGCGCGTGAGATACGATAGATTACAGTAGCGTCTTCAAGAACGCGCAGCTGGTTTAATGGCTTGATTGCTTTATGTAGGTGTCCGAGAACAATTTTATTGTCCTTATCTACAATACCTGAGGTAACATGAATGATTGAATCTTTAGAAATCTGAAGACCCTGGTTATCCATGTTAGAAGCCGAAGATCCTTTGAATCCTCTTTCGTTAAACATATAGAACTCTGATTCTATGATGTTAACATACATTCCATTCTTTTTGATTCTCTTAACAGGACGAACCTTACGAATCTTTCTTGGATCAACATAACGCAATTCTTGAATACCAGAACGAGGGTTTGCTGTATCAATCATGATATGATAATACATTCTGCCATCAATATACCAACGACGGAAAATATCATATCCGTGAGTGTTGATTTGAAGCATTCTAGAAATTTCGTCCCACTGACCTTTGATAGCATCTTTGATAGTGTCTTCTAGTGGAACGTCATCGAGGTTTAGCTCAACGATTTTGTCATTATCTTCTTTTACAATAGCTTCGTTTACGATATCGTCAATAGCCAATTCGCATTCTGGTTGAATTGACATTTCACGATATTTTGCTACGATTTCTGCTTCAGTCTTGGCGGAACCTTCAAGATCTAAATATGTCCCGAAAGTTCCGCCCGCTGAAACAACTAATGCGCCATCGTCTGTTTCTTTTGAAACAAAAGATTGTATCGACGATGTATCTTCTACGGCTCTTTTAATTTCAAAGCCAAACAGTTGTGCCATGTTACCTCACAATTTAATTAATCATTATATTATATATGTTACGCTCCGCCAGCGTTTCCAGTAGTTCCGTTAGTTACTTCCCACCAGTCGTAGTTGAAGTTAACAGTGAATTCTTCAATCTGGTCAGTTGCGCTCCAGTCAAGACCAATTGACGCAACGTTTTCAGGGTAAATACCATGGAAAGTGTATTGTCTTAGAGTCTTACCTGTCTTGCTGAACTGAGTAACAATAGCGTTTGACTTGTACAGAATAGGAGCAGAGCTGCTAAAGGTTCTTAAGTTTCCTTGTAGCGAGTTGATCTTATTTGTCCATTGTTCAAGAGCATTACGGATCAGGAAGTCTTCATCATTGATGATTGTTACTGCCCAAGGGTCAAAAGTGCGATCGCCCGCAAGTTTGATCATTCTTCCGAAATAAGGAACTTGGATAGTTCCTAGATTTGAAGAAGGAAGAGATGCTGCTTTGCAAAGGAATGGAACCTTTACGTCAGCAATAGAGTTTGCTGGGTTGCTGAACTGCACTTGGAATAGTGACTGTCTTGCACCACCAAATTCTAATTGAGCTTTAAATTGTTCAATACTGAATGCCATCGTAGTATTCTCCTATCTTGCTATTTATTAGAATTGGCCAACAATCGTCGAGAAGTCAACACCAGTTCTAACAGCAACGAAATTCAGCTGAATGAAGTTAATTGCTCTTGCAGGTTTGATGTAGATATCGCCAACGAACTGCTGATTATTGATAATCTGTGCAGTGTTATTGGTTGTATCACATACAATACGATAGTCTGTAATGCCTCTTCTTCCCTGAATATCTCTCAGATATGGATCAATCAGATTGATAAACTGAGTTCTTGTGAAGTCATCATTGAACTCGAATAGAGTATATTGAGCAGCCTTTTTAATTGCTTTCTCAAGAACAATGAATAGACGGCGAACGTTAATTCTATCGAATGCACTTGGTTTAGTCGAAAGAGTTTTATCGCCGAACAGAACTGTACCTTGTCCTGGGAATGTAACAACTGGGTTAACAGCGTTTTGATATAGAAGATCACGATCAGCTTTCTTAGGATTATAAGCAAGTTTGATTGTGTTCAGGATCTGTCCACGATTGTAGCCAGCTGGCGACCACCATGGATCGTTGGTATTATCTGTTCTTGCGCATAGACCAGCAACGTCACCGTTAAGTGGGATATAGCGATATACGTCGTTGTATTTGTCATATTGATACTTGTAACCTGTATCCATAACTGCATATGTCGAAGAACGATTATACACGTTATTTCTGAAGTTTACAATATTTGCAGCTTCGAGGCCGACTTGGTTTACAACGTCTGACTTACGTGGAGAGATGAACGCCACGCAATCTCCGCGAGCCTGTGTGATGTTATCTGTAATATATCCTGGGATATATGCAGACGCATCAGTTCTTCCGCCAAGAACCAGAGAAATATCAATACTTTCTGGTGATCTGAAAAGATCGTATCCAGCAGCAATAGCTGCAGTTGCTACAGTTGTTTCGTCAGCACCATCTGAACCATAAGCGAACTGAATAGTTGTTGGTGATGCGCTAGTGACACTCGCAACAGTTCTTGTGTTTGCCGAAGCAGCTGTTGAAGCAACATCGTCGATGTTGTAAACATATACAGAGTTATCGTTGATTACCGATCTGTAATATAGAGTAGCTCCATCCGTTGTTTTGGCATCAGTGTTTCTTGACAGATTTTGGAAAGTCTCAAGAACTGTTCCTGGAATGCCTGTGAAGTATCCATAAGCATCTTGAACAACAACATGAACTTCGTCCTGTACCGATGCAGTACCGAAAGCAGCACCATATGTTGACTGGTAGATAGAAGTACCAGGAGCGCCATTTACGTTATTGAAGAACTGCCAATAACGAGTAGCATTAGGATTTGAACCAGCGTTGTTTGCTGATGTATCGATAATGGTATTTGTCGATAGGTTATAGTTTGTTGCAAGGTTCAGAGTAATAGCAGCAATTGAAGCGTTTACCGTTGTGTTACCAAGACTGATTGTGTTGGTTGTCTTTCCAGTAACTTGGACGTATTGAGTACCAATTGTAGTATTACCTAGAGCAATAATGTCGCCGATTGCGATCGAGCTGTTTGCAGTGCTTTGTGCAGTTGCATTTGATACAGTCCAAGCAACAGTACTATTACCAACAGTAGCCGAACCTGTTCCAGTAAAGGTTGGTGCTACGTTTGATGTGAAGTACAGTGTTAGAGTATTGCTTCCGATAGAAGCAAAGCCAGACATAATTGCGTTTGCTGTTACAGTTGAGTTTGCGATATTCGAAGAATATTGCTGAGAACCAGCGCAAACAGAAACAAGCAGCGAGCTACCAAGAGCGCCTGGATACTTAGCGATAAATGGCACTTTGTTGGTATCGTTAGAAAGTGGATAAGTTTTATTCTGAACAGCAGCATCATACGCTGCTCTGTTGTTAAGAATATATGAACCTAGTGGGTTCGAGATAGCAGCTGTGTTCGCAATAGCAGTGAATGGAGCAGTTGCGTTAGCAAAAAGGAAACTTACTGCTGATGCGTTAGCAGTGATATTTTGTGTTAGAGTAACAACAGAAGTAGTGGAGTTAGACGATACTGTTGAAACCTGAGTATTCGCAGGAACAATAGACGAATATACGATATCGCCAACGTTAATAGCAGTTGTAAGCGGCAATGTAATGCTATTTGCTGCGCTATTGCTTGTTGCTGTTACTGCAGCTGATGTGCCGTTGCTTGCAGCGCGGCCAACATATAGAGCGTTGCCGTATGCAAGGAAGTTTGCGGCTGTGAAGAATGTTTCTGGGTTTAGGTTTGATGGTTTACCAAAAGTATTAACTAATTGCGACTCTGTTCCAATTAGAACTGGAGATAGAACCGGACCCCAACGAAATAGACCCGCGATAGCTCCTGTTGTAGTAGCTACTGCAGGAACAACGGTAGTTAGGTCAATTTCGCTTACTGTTACACCTGGGCTTATGCTGAATGCCATTTTTGTCTCCTATTGAGGTCTTATTTTGTTATATTTATAAAATTCAGGAATTAGAAAAGGCTGATCCAGTCTGCATAGTTCCTATCTTCAACAGTATACACCACTTCCTCATCAGGACTACCATCATCAAAAACACCAAAAGGCAGAAGATCTTCCATAATTTCTTCTTCTGTTCTATCTCTTAATTTCGTAATTGTATTTATGTCTGAATACTCTTTGAAGAAATTCTGGTCAGTAAACCAAGAAAACAATACCAAACACATAACTAAGTCGTCATGCGCTCCAGGTTCTGCTTCATAAGAGTTTCCTTTTTTAGAAAACGTAGATAATTCTCTAATTGTATCAAAATCGTTCACAATAAATTGATTTTGTTCTACTAATAATTTCAGCATAGAACATCCAACAGACTTAACTGTTTTTGTTGTTCTAATGCCTCTTTCTGCGCCACGACCGTAACCTAATGTTACTTTTTTCCCGCCCGCTCTACCGTCATGAGCTGTGTACAAAATATTATCGTATCCATATTCATACAACACGTTATCTGCAACTTGTCCACCAATATCGTTTATTTCAACAAGCAAAGCTGCATTGTTGTATACTTTACAGATATTGTATAAAGTCTTAGAATATTCAATAGGAGTTATCATATTGTTTCTGTATGTACATACTTGCTGATACGGCAGAGACGTTACATCAACAATTTGGAAAGCTGAATAGTCTAGACCTTTACCTCTTGACGTATCTGCAACAACAGCGTAAATATGATTTTCTTCAGGCTGTTTGTATTGATTCAACCCATCCTTTGACATCAACGGATATTGCGGAACAAGCTCTTTTAATTTCCATCCCGAAATAAGCGTACCAGAACTTCCCAAGAACTGAACATTATATTCTTGGTCAAACTTTTCCTGATCACCACCCATACCTGCAAGGGTTGATCTTCTCCACTCTTCATCTCTTCCAGGAACTCTAGACCAATGAACTTCAATAGCGTTGTAATCATTTTTGCCGTTTTGCGCTTCTGCCCAAAGTTTGTAAAAGTGATTGAGACCATTAGGCGTAGAAACTAGAACGATCTTAGTTGTTTTACCTGATGAAATAGTAGGGAAAACTGATGTGAAGAATTCTTCCCAGTTTTCAATGAACGCAGCTTCGTCGATGAATAGAAGGTTGATTGCGTAACCACGAATCGCTGAGGCTGACGTAGCAGATGCGATAACACGAGAATTATTTTCTAATTGGAAAGATCTTTTGTTCCATTCAATAACACCCTGTTGTAGCCATTTTGGTAGATGCTCATACGCTAACTGAACTTTGCCAAGAATTTCCTGAGCAGTTTCAGCTTTGTTGGCGAGAATAGCCACGTTCTTTTCAGGGTGGAACAATATGTACCAAAGAATAAATCCGCAGGTTGTTGTTGACTTGCCGACCTGACGAGCAGTTGTGATGATAGTATGGCGATTGTCTGCCATACTTTCGACCATTTCTTTCTGGAAATCATACATCTTGAACGGCACTAGACCTTCATCGACATTGATGATTTTCATGTATGTTTCAATAAAGTAGGTTACATCTTGAGAACACTTGATGTATTCTTTAACTAATTCTGGAGTCCACTCAACAGAAAC